GTTGAACTATTTATTTTATAATATATTGGATACATACTTGCAGTTGCTGCAGCATTTGAACCACCACCTCCACTAATTGTTACATCTGGAGTTTCGGTATATTGACTTCCACTACTAATAATAGTAATAGAATCTACTGTTCCATTTTCTACAGTCGCATATGCAGAGGCAGTTTCTCCACTTGGACCTGCAGGAGCTTCAATAGTTACAGTAGGAGTAGAAGTATATCCACTTCCCTTATTAGTCATAGTAATGGTTTGAACTTGTTCGTAGAGAGTATCAAAATAAACAAGTTGTCCATCATAAGGTCTATCAACTTCAATCTTTGCTGTTCCAGCTGTAGAACCAGCACCTGCATAATAATGCGCTACAGTTGATATACCAAGATTAACTTTAAATTTAGTAGCAGCTGGAATTTCTTCTACATCAAATACAAAAGGTCTTCTGTATGGATATGTCTTTCCACCAAAATCACAGGTAAATCCAATACCCGCTAAAGTAACTCCCATTCCTACTTTAAAGTTATGTGCTGCGGTAGTAGTAATGGTAGCAATACCAGTTGTATGAGTATAATCAACTCCGGATATAGTAAACTCATCTGTGCTTATATTAATTGTTGCTTCTTTCTGAGATATGGCAGCACTTGATGTAACAATACCAGAATATTGTAAATCACTCAAACCATTAGCAACTAAACCATAAGTTCCAAAACTACAGTTACTATTTGCTACGTCTGCCTGACCACCTGTATGACAAGTAATTGCTTTATCGCAACAAATAGTGAATACAGAAACTAATTGAGCAAATCCATTATTAGTAACAGCAACACCTACACCACCCTGATTATATTGAGTGAAAGCATCCACGTTCATTGCTTTCAATAATCTTGCCTGATCTCCATCAATGTAAATACCTGTTCCTGTTGTTGTTTGACTTGTGCAATTCTGAATATAAGGTCCTTTCCATGCACCACCACCTACATTCTCTGCAATTTCAGTAGTTGGGAATCCTACCGCAGCAGCAGGTGCAAGATGATCCTTAAAGGTCATATTAGCCAATTTAGTGGCTTTCCTTACATGAAATAGATCTTTGGTAGGTGTAGATGGACTTACATTTACAGTTCTTTGATCATCTCCAACTACAGACACATAAGCAGGGACTTCAAGAGGATTATCTTCAACATAGTTACCAGAAAGAACTTTAACGGTAGTTCCTGATTGTGCAGCACCAACAGCAGCAGAGATAGTTAAGAAAGCATTATCAATAGATGTTCCATTATTAGTATCACTTCCATCCTTAGCAACATAATAAACATTAGGTGCAGAGTTAATACCAGTTGCAGTAGCAGCGATAGAAACATTCTCACCAATTGTAATACTAGAATTAGTAATTAATACATCTTCATCACCAATATTAATTTGATTGGTATTTCCATCAATAGTAATAGAAGAATCACCGACGGTCAGAACACCAACAATTCTAGTATCACCATGAATTAAAACACTGGTTCCTGCTGCTCCAGGATTACCAACAACTAATGCATGTCGTCGATTAGTAGTTCCTATTCCAACACCACCAGCAGTTACATTAATACCAGCTTGGAAGGTGCTAATACCAGTAGAATCTACATGAGTTACATCATTAAAATGAATAGTTCCTAAACCGGTAACACTACCAGTAAAGAATCCATCTCCTTGAACATATAAATGATAATCAGCTTTTGCCTGAGTGGTTCCAATACCTACCTTTTTACTGGTGCTTACACCAACACTATCAACTGTCCAAGTTCCTGCAGCACCTACAGCCTCACTTTTTATTGCTGTACTTGCAATACCAACCCACCTTGCTCCATTATAAATCAACATTTGATTTGAACGGAGGCCCATTGGGTCCGTTGTGGCATATGTAGATATACCAACGTCTTCTAAATTCTCAAGACGTACGGCACCACCCCCACCAAGTGCTGCTAATTGATCTTGAACTCTATTAGTAAATAAGCGATACTGTGCTGCTAATTGCTCAAAACTTGTAGCTTTTCTATCTAAAGGAGTAAGAGGATCAGAGTTGTCAGTGCTTGGAGGTTGTGCTAAGAAACCTTCCTTTAATTCGTTTTGGGTTTCTTGTAAACCTTCAACAATCCTATACAGTTCCTTAATATTAATCGTATTATCTTCACTTAATTCTTTAATACTCTTCTTTAACTTAATAATATCTTCATCATAATACTGAACTTTTGGGAGATTACTTATATCATCTTTAAGAGTATCAAAATATTCTCTCAAAGATTCGGTAATAACATTCTGAGATTCTACATTTTTACTATTAAATTCTTCTATTTGTTCTCCAACATTCTGTCGCAGAACCTCAAATTTTCCTAAAACAAATTTCTTTAATTTTCTATCATCATCTTTAAATTGGTCACGATGTTCCCATATTCTTAAAGCAGTCTCCTTTAACTCCTCATAAATCTTATCTTTTGTTTCTCCTAAACTCTCTTTAAGTTCTTTAATTTCAACTCTTTTTTCAAAGTCTTTAGTATCAAGATCCTCTGATAAATTTTGAATATCTTGATCTAACTTATCTTTAAGATCTCCTAAGTTCCCCTGAACTGTTTCAAAATTTTCATGAACAATATCAAAAGTATTCCCGATCCATTTGAAATCAGGAATAGTAGTATTTTTGATCTCCCAAATCTCTTCTCTAATTTCTTCTTTTAGAGATTTAAGATCGTCATCATAATGCTTTATCTCTGGAAGATTAATAATCTCCTGTTTAAGGAGTTCAGCTTTATCCTCTAAAGAAGTTATTTGTTCATCATAATGCTTTATCTCTGGTAACTTGTCAACGTATTCCCTGACAATATCAATCTGTTCGCATATTGCTTCTACTTCTGCGTCGTAATCTTTTACTTCTGGAACTTCTGGTATACTCTCTCTAATCTGCTCAACTTGCTCAGAGAGTTGTTGTAATTCCTCATCATAATACTTAATTTCAGGAACATCTGGAATGTCCCTTCTTAAGTCATTAATTAACCGTAATACTTCTGTAAGATCTTCTGGTTCTTCTTCCTCTTCTTCTTCCTGTGTATTGCTAGCACCTCCTCCAAATCCCCCATCTTCGCCAGGATCGTTAGCTCTCATAGTAGGTTCTTCTACTATAAAATCCTCAACTGAAGGTAAATTCTCTTCTTTTATAATATCATCAATTGATGGTAAATCACTGTTATCTTCAGCGAAATCATCTATTGACGGTAACTTATCCGACATGTTATTAGTAACCTTTGTACTTCGGGATTTTTCTCCCTATCTTATTTAGAAGAACTGTTAAGGTCACTCTCTTTTATCATTTTGGCAAGTTCTGCAGTAGATCCTACAAAGAGTGCATTATTAACCGTATTTGGTCCTTTAGGTTTAGAGTCTTCTTCTACATCCTTCAACTTCTTCTGAAGATCCATTAACTTATCAGTAGCATCAGAAACGCTCTTAATCAACTGTCCTGCAACTTCATAAGCTCTTGGCATCTCACTCTCTTGAGCAAGTTCAAGAATACCATTAATTGCTTCTTGACCTTTTTCGATTATACTATAAAGATTACCTCTTGTATATTCATAATCTTTTTCAATATCGTCTTTCTTTAGTCTGTCTGGTTTTTGAATACCAACAGGAGCTTCTTCAATTTCAGTCTCCTCTACTACAACTTCAGTAGGAGCAATATTAAATGCTTTGTCTAATTGTTTTGTCATACATAAGACCCATCAAATCCAAAGTCATCACCAACCTCAATGAGATCATTATCAGCAGTAGTTATCTTACCAATATCTGAACCCTTAACATGCCCTTGTGCTGTAGTTCCATCCTGTCCTCTCAGAACAGTAAGTTCATTACCATTAATCTTATCAACATACATTGATTCGTTATCAATAACGATATAAGCATTCTCAGTCAGAGAACTTCCACTATCTACAGTAAATACAACATCTGCCAAACTTATATCATTGGTCAAGTTAGTGGCAACAACTCCATCGTAATTCTTCGTTGCTCTTGGAGTAACTGCATAAGTAACATCTCTTCCACCTGTTCTGGAATCTGTGCCAGAAGAATCTGCAGCGATGTATCCAACACGAACCTTTTTGATGATATCGGTAGTAGTAGAAGAAACAGGACCAAATAGGTAAGTCTTTGCACTAAATCTCAAAGTATATAATAATACTCTTCTTGTGCTAAAATCTCCCTCATAATCATCTGTCATAGTAATACTTTCCAATACCACAGGAATATCTCTTTTCTCTCCAATTGCTTCTACAAGATCAACACTGAGAGAATATTGAGGTTGGAAATAAGGAACTATCTGCTCAACTATTTGAAGTGCATCATCATTCAACTTTGTCATAATGCCCAGTTCAAAAGTCATATTATAGGGAACTGGCATATATGTTTTCTTCTCAGATGCTTTATCTGAACTTGCACCAGAAAGAAATGTCTGAGTTGTGGTTACTTTTCTACTAGGATCATAAGACATTCCAATAAACTCAAATGACATTCTTGGTAATGTAATCTGAGTTGACTTATTAAGATCTGGTTGTTGCTCAAGACGTGCTAAAAACTTTTGAATAGGTCCATAAGCAAGAGGAACTTTAATAACACTAGTAGTATTGTCACTAGAATCCTTATGCTTAATGTTCAGGCCATTAAACAGAGTACCAAAAGAAATAATGGTT